ACCACGCAAGCCCTGAAGTGGCCCCGCGAGGACTACACGGTCGACGGCATCGACCTCGCCTGCACCCTGATCCCGGACCCGATTAAAACCGCCACCTACGAGCTGGCCCGGGCCCTCGCCAACGACACCGACGCCATCACCGGCACCACCGGCACTACAGGCATCTATGACGAAGTAGCCCTGGGCGACCTCAAAGTCAAGTACAACAAAACTTCACAAACAAGCGGCGTCATCAACAACGTCTTCGACGTCTACCCCTGGCTCCAGTCCTATCTCGGCCCCTACTGCATGGGCGGGGCCGCCAACTACGCCGTCCGCCTTTTCCGAGGATGACATGAGCCTCGTCGACACCACCTTCTCCACCATCCCGGCCTCCCTCCTATCCGACTGGGGCCAAAACCTCACCTACCTAAAGACAGGTTCCGATAGCTACAGCACCTCAACAGGAACCGTCACCAGCACCGACACCTCTGTCACAGTCCGGGCCCTCATCAGCCAGGCAAACCCCGAAGAGTTCGAGGGCTTTTATCAAACCAACGACCTAAAAATCACGATTGGAGCCGCCGAACTAGGCGACTACTACCCCAACGTCCGCGACCGCATCCAATACTCCGAAGCCGCCGTCACCAAAGTCGGCCGCATCATCAGCGTCAAAACCTACCGCGCCGAATCCCCCATCCTCCACATTCTCCTCGTGAGGCCTCAGTAATGGCAGTACGCAATCTCAAATACCTAATAACTGATGTAAAGGTTGCCACTGCAGAGGCAGCACAAAAGGCCTGTGTCAACATCATGAATAGCCTTGCTAAACGGGGGCCAGCGTGGACCGGTAAATTCTCGTCTGCCTGGTATGCCGTCCCTAAAGGCGGAAGTATGGGAGGTCCCAGAGGAGAAGGATCTATTTATTCATACGAACTGAGTGATGTACCAGTCACTGACTTGCATAACGGTGTCTTGTACACAATCCAGAACAGCATGTCTTATGCCGATCAGGCCCTTGATTTTACTTCGTTCGATCCCACCACTCCCTTACCGCCCAAAACTGTAAAATCCAAAATTACCTACGGTACTAGGCCGCCCTCAGGCGCTCGTGGAGAACTGAATAATGTGAATAGGGATAGAAGTAACCGCCGCACCGCACCGCTTGATTGGTATCCCACCTACGTGAGCGGTGGCGGCTTACAGAAAGATTTACGCTTTAGTGTCAGCAACGCGTTCAAGGTTTTCACACCTAAAGGATTCGGTAAATGAACTACCAATCAATCCGAGCCGCGCTTGAAGGCCCCCTAATCGCCACCTACAACGCCCTATCCCCGGCGGTCCCCGTCTACTTTGACAACGTCTTCAACTACGACACAGACGCCGTTGACGAATTCGTCCACGTCAACATCCAGTTCGGCCTAACCACAGAACCCACGCTGACCACCAGCAACGACTTCGTCCGCGGCGTCATCGTCGTCCGCATCCACACCCAAAAGGGCAAAGGCGCCTCCCGCAACCAAACCCTGGTCGATCGAGCCTTCACCGTATTCCAGACACTCAACAACACCGCAAAACCATCCACCGGCGTTTACGTCCGCGTTGGCTCGATCCAAGGCCCCTCGTTCAGCCCGGCTTTCGACGGCCAAGTACCAGATCAACAATCCCGCCGGGCCTTCATGCCATTTTTCTCCTCACGGATCGAAGCTCCTTTCCAAGCAACCGTGCTGTCGTAAACAACAACCACATACCGGCTAATCTATACAAAGCCGGGCAGTGCCCGCACTTCTTACCACTTAGGTACTCCCTATGGCCACCGTCCTTTCGGGCACCTCCGGCGCCCTCTACTACACCCCCGCTGGCACCAGCGTGACCACGCTTGCTGCTGGCGCCTTCCCCTCCACTGGCGCCAACATCACCGTTGGCACCTACCTGGGCTTCAAAGTCAACGACCCCGTGACTCTGGCCTACCCGGCCGGCGCCACCGTCACCAACGCTATCCCCGCTGGCGCTTACTTCGTTAAGACCTACGTTGCCAGCACCGGCATCATGACGGTCAGCTCCACTGCTGGTGGTGTCGCCGTGACCGCAACCGCCGCTCCCAGTGGCTTCGGCGCCAACTTTGCCAGCATCGTCTACACCGCCCCGGCGGTCGTCGGCTCTGTCCGCGACTGGAGCTTCGAGATCACCCGCGCCGAGATCGACGTCACCACCATCGGCCAAGAAGTCGGCCAGTACACCCCGTTCCGCACCTACATCCCCGGCTTCGCCGACGGCTCTGGTTCGGCCACTGTGTACACCACCGACGATGACACCAACCTGGCCAGCCGGATGATCGAAGACGTCATCCAGCGCGAACAGTCCGGCGCCACGATGAAGCTCTACGTCGATCGCGTCGTTGTCTCTGGCACCGTCAACGACACCAGTAGCCGCTTCATCAGCGTCCCTGTGATCCTTACCTCGGCCAGCCTCACCGTCAACCCTGACGACGGCCAGTCAGTTGCGATCAACTTCCGCCCCAGCTCGGCCCCGACCTTCGACCTCAGCAAAAGCTGATCCGTCACACTACGGGAACCCGCAATCACCGACCCCGGCCTCAAACCGGGGTCTTTTGCTCTCTACCGCGTTACACTAGAACCATCCTCCACAGGTCCACATGCCTGCCCCCACCGCTTTGTCTGCCCTGGAGCGTCTCCGCAAGGCCGCCAACCTGGAGCCCACCAAAAAGTCCGTCGAACTCTCAGACGGCAGCACCTTCGAGATGTGGGTCACCCCGCTGACCATGGCCGAGCGCGAACGCGCTCAAAAGCAGGCCAAGTCCGACGACGCCACCGCCTTTGCCCTCCAACTCCTGATCGCCAAAGCCTGCGACGAAAACGGCCAGAAACTCTTCAAGACCGGCGAAATCGACATCCTCAAAAACGAGGTCAAGGACAAGGACCTGCAAACCCTGATGCTGGCCATCCTTACTGACGACACGGAAGAGATCGACACCAAAAGCGCTTGAGGCCTCCCTCAAAACAGACTCGTACTGGATGTTCCAGTTCACGATGGCCGAAAAACTCGGCATGACCCTCTACCAGCTCCGCTCGTCCATGACCACCGACGAGCTTCTTGCCTGGAGCGCCTACTACAGCATCCGGGCCGCCGAGGAAAAAGCAGCCTACGAGTCTGCCAAACGCCGCCGCTAACCCCGGCGGCTTTTTAATCTGTAGACTGGCTATACGCTCTGACGGACGTAGTACGTGGCCGAGTACGACGCCAAAATTGTAGTCAGTGCCGATACTCGTCGGGCCGACACAAGCCTCGACAAACTCCAGGCAAAACTCGACCAACTGGCAAAAACAGCCAGCAATGTCGGTACAGGATCGCTAGAAGGCGGAATACGTTCTACTACACGCAGCATCCAAAATCTAGGAGAATCCACACAAAAGTTTGGTCAAGAAGCAAAAAACATATTTACACGAGTTGCTTTCACTGCACAAAAGTTTGGTCAAGAAGCAAAAAATGTATTTACACGAGGTGCTTTCACCGGCGCAATACTTGGTGCAGGTCAGTTAAGTTCCTCTCTCGCCGCTGCCACTTCACATCTTGGCCCTCTTACCGGGGCCGTAAAGGCTGCAGGAGCATCTTTTAATAGTTCGCTTGGCGGTGTTCCAGGTCTTGTAGGTGACATTCTATCCCAGATAGGACACATTCCCAATGCCCTTGGCTTAGCGACTGTGGCTGCAATGGCGTTTGCGCCGCAGCTACTTAAGGCTAGTTCCGCTGCCGTGGGACTAGGTAGTGCAATCGACAAAGCTATTGGCGACCAAGCAGTAGCAAATATCGTAAGCCTCGTAAGCAACTTAAATAGAGTAGAAGAAACAATCAAACGTACAGCAGCTCCTATGGAGTTGCTTCGTGCTGAGGTAACGCTGGCACGCAAAGAACTAGACAAATATGTTTCCTTTACACAAGAATCAGTAACAGCTGCCAACCAGCTTCTTGCTGTAGAAAAATTACTGACTGCGGAGAAAAAAGCTCAAAGTACGTTACTTGCTTCTATCGATCCTAATGCTGCGCGTAAAACAGCTATACAGCAGCGCATCGCTCGCATTCGTCGAGGCGAAGAAGGCGGTACAGAAACTTTCCGGGAATCCATTACTCGCCAGGCAGCAATTCGTGAAGCAGGCTCGCGTGCCTTGTATATGCGAGCCGAAGGACGAACTGCAATAGCGGAGCAGTCTGCAGCTGCAGCAGAAGCCGCTCTACAGATCGAGAAACTAAACGATCGGCAACGCGACTTTATCGCTCGCACAAACGAAGCAGCCCAGGCCGCCAGTCGTCAAACCGCCGAGTTCCTGCGTCAACAACGCATAGCAAAGCAGGTCGCAGCCCTCAACCTCGCGGCACCAGCAGCCCAACTGATGTTGCCGGCCGCAGCCCCTGGCTCCCCCGCTATGTCCGGTGGCGCCCGCCGCCGCATAACTGGCCCCATAGAACGTCTCGGAGGTGCCCGCACCCTCGACGAAGCCCAGGCCACGTTGCGCCTTGCTCAGGCCAACACCCAACTGGCGCAAAGCACAAAGAAAGTAGATGCCGAATTCAACCGCTTCCTCCCAGATACCAACCTCCTCAACGCAACCGCCCGAGGCATCCAACGCATCCAAACAAACCAAGAAGCCTTCAATGAATCAATTGCTCGCGGCATCCGTTTCCAAGAAAAGCTAAACCGCGAGCAAGAGCGCCAGCGCCGTCTAGGTATAGGTGTACCTTCAACCACCATGCCTGGTACAACCAGGCGTACTGTCGGACCATTCCCAGTAGAAGGTCCAATGCCATTAAGCAGCCTTGGACGTGGCGCGGGTAAGGCAGCGGCTACTACAGCGAAAGGCGCAGGCAGTCTTTCTGCCGGAATTGCCAACGCCATTCTCGGCGCCGGTTTCCCCATGCTGTTCGGAGGAGGTATCGGCGCTGTTGCAGGCGGCGGCTTGGGCGGACTTATCGGCGGTGGCGCTTTAGGCGGTCCCTTCGGCATGGCCCTCAGTGTCGGTCTATCGGCTATAGGCCAGCAATTTGACAACCTTACGCAAGCATCAGCAACCCTCGGACAAGCTCTAACAAACCCGATTAAAAACTTTAGTGTATTAAAGGAACAATTTGTTATATCTACGCGTGAGCAAGAAAAGTATGTAGATATTCTTATTGAATCAGGAGATTACACAAAAGCCTATTCTATCATACAACAAGAACTTATTGATACCATAGGTGTAGACGGTGTAAATAAAATAAAAAAACTAGACTCTGCTTCTGATGCGTACAACAGAAAAGTAGCCGAACTGACATTAAAACTACAGGCTCTTATAGCAGAGCCTATGACTAAATTTATTGTGTTAGTAACAGAGTTACTAAGTCGCTTAGGCAGAAACATAACTCTTCCTGGTAAAGAAAAAACATTACCGGCGGACAAACGCCAAGAAATTCAACAACGTCGTGAAGCAATCCTTGCTAGGGCCAGGAAACCCGTACTATTCGGCGGTGCAACTCCTGCTGAAATGGCAGCAGAAATGGATGCTATAGCTCGGGATATAGAGAGATACAGCACAACGCCACCCCCTAAACAACTACAGCGTTGGACTGCCGAGTTTATCCAGCAGCAAAAAATGCTGCGCGATGTTTACGTTGAGCGCTACAAGTTGCAAACAGATAAAGAAGGCGCTCTGCTCCAGCTGAGCGGAACCGTCCGTCAAGAAGATCTCAAAACACTTGAACTACAACGCGACAAACTTAAAGTCAACGAAGAGCTGTACGCATCTCAGCAACAGTTACGTGACATCGAACTTGCAGGGGGTATTGCAAAAGGAGTAGCAACAAAAGAAGAAGTGGACACACTCAAAAATACAATAACAAAACTACAAACAGAAAAAATAGAAATAGATGTTCAAATAAAACAAGACGCACTCAAAAAAATCGAAGAAGATATAAACCGCGCAGCAAAAGCCGCAACCCATAGTATTGACATGCAGGTTGTAGCTGCCCGCGGGCAGCAAACAATACAGCAGAGCCAATACGATCTCATGCGCAGCATGAACGATCTACAGCTCCAGCGAATCGGCTTCGAAGAGCAACTCCTGAATAACGCCTTCGAGCAAACAACAAACTTCAGCGAGCAACTGGCCATCCTGGACCGCTTGGCTGAGCTGGTGCAATACCGCTACGAACTGAACGTCGCCAACGCCAATGTCGAGCGGCTATCGACAATCGCCCAGATAAAAGGAACTACAGATCTACTAGCCCTGGAGATACAGCGTCAACGCATCGAGTATCAAAGCACTGTTGCTTTTGTTGCAAAACAAAATGCAATGGGGATATACAACCAAGAACAACAAAAAGCACTCACAGCGCAAGGTAATGCCCTCGACATTGCTGTCTCGACTTACGACTACGCAGTCCGCAACGCCGTTGTCCAAGAGCGCATCGCCAACGCGGTCTACGACCAAAAAGTTGAAGCCGCTGGCTTTGCCCGCAACATGGAACTCGCCTCCCTGGCAAGCCGTCGTGCCGGTCTAAACGGAGGCGACAACCGCGAAGCTGGCATGGGACTGGGACAACGTTTTGTCATGGGCCGCACCTACCAAGGAGGCAGCTTCGAAGTCAGCAACTCCAGCCTCAAGAAGATGGCAAAAGGCGGTTACGTCACCTCCCCGACGATGGCCCTCATCGGCGAAGGCGGCGAACCCGAATTCGTGGTGCCCCAGTCAAAGGCCATGGCCTTCGCCGAGAACTGGATGAACGGCCGCCGCGGCGCCGACGCTCTACCCCGCCTCGCCACCGTCTCCTCCAGCCCCCAACCAACCATCAATATCACTACAGGCCCCGTCATGCAGCAAAACGGCACGACCTATGTAACACTAGCCGACATGGAGCAAGCAATGCAGACCATGGCCAGCAACATGCTCGGCAGCAATCGCTCCTACAGCGGCCGTCGCTACCAAGGTGTCTCATGAGTAACCGCGGCCAAGCCCAGTACCTGCGCATCTTCGACAACAGCGGCACCCAACTCCGCTGGCAGAACTACTACGTCGGCCAAACCGTGACCTGGCAGGCCAACTCCTGGACCTACCACCCCTTCACAGTCGACGGCATCATTGGCGGCGCCGGCAGCGGCAACGACATCGCCATCGAACTCCCGGCAACCAGCGCCGCAGTCGCCGCCTTCACCAGCGCCCTCAACAACAACCGCCTCTGCGAAGTCCTGATCTACGAGTTCGACAGCCGCCTCACCCAAGCCGCCCCACAAGCAACCCAAAGCCTGATCGCCACCTTCGTCGGCGAGGTCGTCAAAATCAGTGGTTCCTTCATGGCCTGGACAATTACAGTGGGCTCAAGCCTGGCCCCTGTTGGAGCACAAGTCCCGCCGCGTAAGTTCACCAACAGCCTCGTCGGCCTCCCCATCAAGCTATGAAGCTCAGCATCAGCGATCCCCTGGAGCTTCTGCCTTATCTGACTGGGGTCATCAACAAACCCCTCAAGGAACAGGCCGCCGAAAGTTCCCAACAACTCGACACGCGCCAAGTCGCCGTCGTCATCGGCGAGCCCATCCCTATCGTCTTTTGCCGCCGCCTCAACAACAATGGCGGCGTCTGGGTATCTCCTGGAGCAACCGAAGGCCGCTTCGAATCCAACGCCAACAACGACCTCACCGTTAGCTACCAACTGGTCCTCAGCGAAGGCCAGCTCCCCCAAATCCCCCTCAACGACCTCTACCAGAGCACCTGCAAAATCGGCATCTGGTACCAGACCTACAACCGCCGCGCCGGCAGTTGGCAGCCCGGTAGCGCTCTCTTCAATCTGAGCGCTCTGGTCGACACGGTCCAGTTCTCCTTCGACGCCCCCGGCACCGCCACCCCCACTTGGTACAACGCCACCAAAAACCAATACGGCGGCTGGGACTTCATCTATAACGGCCAGCAACACTATTACCCCGGTTCTCTCACACCCGGCCCGGGCGGCCCGGTGCTGCAAACCCGCCGCGTCACCGCAGACACTTTCGTCATCCAAGACACCCCAGTCCACTGCGGCACAAGCGGCACCTACGCCAACCTCACCACCCTCAGCTTCCAATACACATACCCCAACGGCAACGACAAGTGGGACCGCCAAGTTCACGCCTTCGTCCGCAACGGAATGCAAGTGACTCGCATTCTCGATAACGTACTGGGCCCTAGCAACAACATCGTCGACCTGTCCCTCTACCTCATCCGCCAGTCCAGCCGCTTCCCGGAAAGCCTCATCGATACAACGGCCATGACCTTGGCCGCCAACTTCACCAACACCAACTCCTTCTTCTACAACGGCGAGTTCAAAAAATCTTCCAACCTAGAGGACTGGCTCCAGGACATCTCCTCCAAATTCCTCCTGCGCGTAACCGACAAAAACGGCAAAAAAGGCTTCCGCCCCCTGGTGCCGATCAACAACGATTACACCATCAAAACCACAGCCGTCACCTGGGTCTTCGGCTTCACCGAAGAGCACATCATTCCCGACGGCTTTGAGATCGAGTACATCCCCCTGAGCGAACGCAAACCGTTGTGCGCCCTGATGATGTGGCGCCAGCAACCGGACACGGACATCGGCATCGCCCGCAGCACCGAGGTCCGCTTCACCGGCGAAGCACTCAACGGCCCCTTCGAACAGTACGACCTCAGCGAGTTCTGCACCACGGAAAACCACGCCGTCAAGGTCGGCGCCTACTACGTGGCTCGCCGCAAGTACATCACCCACAGCCTCCGCATCCGCGTCAAACCCGACGCTTACAACTCCACACTGGCCCTAGGCGACATCGTCCGCGTCAAACTCCGCCGCGAAACCACCGCCGACAACACCACCTACCACGACTACCTCTACGAGGTGGAACGCATCACAAAAACCACCAGCGGCGTCGTCGAACTGGACCTGATGCACTTCCCCGTCGACAGCCAGAACCGCAGCCTCGTCGCCCTCGCAGTCAACGAAGCCGTCGGAGCTGGTTACTTACTGCCCAGCGGTCGCGTCGATTTCAGCTGCAACCTCAACACCAGCAGCACACCCGTGTCCGACGTCGGCGGCAATCTACCTGGTTTACCCGCCGACAGTAATTTTGACGCCGAAGTAACCGCCGGCAGCGAAGGCGGCATCAACGGCGGCATCAGTAATCCCGGAGACATCGGATCTAACTACAACACCAACAAGGGCAACGCCAAGGCTGGAGACACCGTCGAGTTTGCCCCACCGTGCGCTGGCGCCCGCCAGTGCTGGTACCGCATCCCAAAAAATTCCAGCACCTGGGACCCTGTCGAAGGTCGCATCCTGGATTACAGCGTCAAGGAACTCATGTACTGCCAAGATAATTCCTCGGGCAGCATCACCCTTACCTCGGACGACATCGACTACATCATCTACGCCGAAACTCAGTGTCCAGATCCTTCTACCCCTGATGGATACGGAACCCCGATTCCTACCGGATACACAAATCCTGTTGAGCCTGACGTAAGTCAGTATGCGTATGCGCGATACTCAGGAACGGTAACATATATGACAGGCGGTGTAATTGTACTAACAGAAACCGCATTGAGTTGCTGGATTCCTATGGTTCCGGGAGACTACTTAACTGTCAGTGGCGCTGGGATATATTCTTCCGGTGAACGCATTGTGGACAACGGTATTGTGCGCGGCCCCGCACCAGCTTACGGGGCTCCACCGTGGCGTGCCAACGTTAGCGCTGTGCAATACGCGAATACTTTTTTACGTTCTTACTACATAGGTTCTCTTGGTAAGAATGGTGACGGTAGTGTATTCAACAATTACCTATGCACAGGTACAGGGGCTCGTTTACCTGCAGCAACTTTTACAGTCACAGGCAACGTCAACACTTGGGGGTCTGCACACATTCAGGGTAGATGGGAGTTTAGTAACAATGCTTCAACAGTCCTCCTCACCTGGAACGGTAGATCGTAAGTATGGCTGACTTTCCCTCGCTGAATCCGCAAGTTCGCAGCTTCACGCCAGCGCAGTACCCCAGCACGCCTGTCGAAACACTCGACGGTAACGAAGTTAGCGTCCGTCACACCAATAGCAACACCGGCAGCGTCCTGCGCTTGACCTTCAACGGCATCACCCAGGCCACCAAAAAAGATCTGATCGCCCACTACAGCTTCCACGCCCGCTTCATCCCCTTCGACCTAACAGCCACAACTCTCCTCGGCTCCAACATCGGCGTCCCAACAAACTACCAGTGGATCTACATCGGCCCCCCTTCCTTCGAGGAATCCCCCGACGTCATAACCGCTACTGTTGAACTGGAGCTGATTCCGCCGTACACGCTATGAGCGACTTCCCGCCTATCGCTCCAAACCAGATCGGCTACGACCTGGGACGCCTCAACCTCAGCGAGGTGAAAACCAACGGCGGCCCCATTCGCTTCCGCCACTCCTCCCAGGTAACCGCAAACTCCTTTCGCCTCCGTTTCACCGGCCTCGACCAAACCCAGATCGAAACACTCCGCCAGCACTACATCGACAACGGCGGTACCCACAATTACTTCGAAGTCCCCGCAGTTGTCTGGGGCAATTACTCTGCTGTTTCCTCCACAGCCGTCTACCGATACGCCGAACCCCCAAGCGAATCCCACATGGGGTTGTACTACGACCTTGACGTCGTACTACGCATCACAACTGGCACCAACCTGCTTTACATCCTGCAAGGTGGCACCGCAACAAACCGCACACCACTCGACTACATCGCCTTCGAAAGCCTCGTGTTTAACGGGACCGCCCCCTTTACACTGAATGCTGGGGCAGCAAACCCTAATAACCCAGCAGCTACGCTCCTTCTGAAAGGCGGAGGCGCCTCGACATGACCAGTCCCACCACAGTACAGGTCCGCCTCCAAATCCGCGCCGATACGGCCGCCAACTGGACCAGCACGAACCCGGTGCTACTCGCCAACGAACTGGGCCGCGAGACCGACACCGGCAAGTTCAAAATCGGCGATGGTACGACTGCCTGGTCCAGTCTCAGCTACCAAGGCTGGTCGAGTTCGCCGCTTGCCGTAAGCGCTGGCGGAACTGGCCAGACCAGCTACACGAACGGCCAGCTGCTGATTGGTAATACCACCGGCAACACCCTCACCAAAGCCACCCTCACCGCTGGCTCCGGTATTTCAGTAACTAACGGCGGCGGAAGTATCACACTAGCCGTCAGCGGCATCACTGATGCCCTGATTGACGCGAATGCAGAAATAGCCGTCAGTAAGCTGGCCGATGGCACCCCACGCCAGCTCATCCAGACCGATTCTGCTGGTACAGGCGTCGAATGGACTAGCTCGATCGACGGCACCCTCATTACTTTTGACGACGGTACGTTCTAGACTGCTTGAGTAAATTCCGGCCCCTTTTGGGGTGTTAAGGAATGGCCCTCCAGCACTTGCGGAGCAGTACCGCAAATAAGCGGCCAACTCCCGCAGCCATGGCTGTCGGACAACTGGCGCTTAACACTGAAGCCACAAGTCCGGGTGTTTTCCTTAAAGACGCCAGCGGCGGCCTCGTCAAAGTCGGCCCCGTACACGTCGGCACAACCGCCCCCAACGCCAGCCCAGCGGCCGGCGGCGCGACAGGCAACACCCTCGGAGAGTGCTGGTTTGACACAACCGGCGGCAGCTACACCATGAAGGTTTGGGACGGCAGCGCCTGGCGCAACGAAGTCGCTGGCGCCACGGTCCTCGACGGTGGCAACTTCGCCAACGGATCTAGTGTTGTAAGTGTTGGCTCAACTATTAACGGCGGGAGCTTCGACTAATGCCTACCCCAGCTACACGGACTCCCATTCGTATTGCCCGAGGCACTTACACCAACCTCAACAGCAGCATCGCCGATCTGCTGGAAGGCGAGATCTGCTACGCCACCGACCAGAACAAGGTCTACGTCGTCGAAGGCGGTGCGCTCACTGAGCAGGCATACCTGCCCACTTCCGGTGGAACGCTTACCGGCGACGTCACTCTGAACGCCCAGGCTGATCTGCGCTTTGCGGATTCGGATAGCAGCAACTGGGTCGCGTTCCAGTCGCCAGCAACGGTAAGCAGCAATGTCACCTGGACATTGCCCAGCGCCGATGGCACCAACGGCCAAGCCCTAAGCACCAACGGCACTGGTACGTTGAGCTGGGCCAGCTATCCAGGTATTGACACCGCGCAGACCTGGACCAAGGGCCAACGCGGTGAGGTGACGGCGCTGACCAGTGCCAGCACGGTCACGATCGACATGGCCGACAGCAACAACTTCAGCCTCACGCTGGGGCACTCGGTCACCTTGGCCAACCCGACCAACCTGACGGCCGGTCAGAGCGGCGCGGTGGTGATCACGCAAGCCAGCAGCGGCGGCCCCTACACCGTAAGTTACGGCAGCAACTGGAAGTTCCCCGGTGGCACAGTGCCGACGAAAACGACGACGGCCAGCAGCGTGTGCGTGATCGTCTACTACTGCGAGAGCAGCACGCGCATCACGGCCCAGATGCTCAACGACGTGAAGGTCTGATTCATGACAGTTCCCGGTTCAGCCAACCCGCTGTTGACGTACAAAGCCGCCGCAGGGGGTATCTCACGCTCGCTGCGTTTCAATAGTAGTGACAGTGCCTACTTGTCTCGCACCCCCGCATCTGCTGGTAACCGCAAGACCTGGACCTGGGCGGGGTGGGTGAAGAGGAGCAGGTTCGGCCAAAACATGCCGATTTTTGGAACCGATTACAACGGGGCCAGTTACTTCACCTTGTATTTTGTAAATGCAAATAATTTTGCCGTTGAAAATTATAACGCAAGCTATCAACTTCGAGTTCAAACAACACAATTATTTCGAGATCCATCAGCTTGGTTTCATTTGGTTGTGGCTCTTGATACGACTCAAGGCACAGCTTCCGACAGGTGCAAAATTTACGTCAATGGATCTCAGGTAACGGCATTAGATTTTAATACCTACCCGTCTCAAAACACTGATTTGCTTATAAACAACAATCAGTATCACGAAATAAGTACGACAAACAGCACTTACACGTTTGGCGGCTACCTAGCCGACATCTACTTCATCGACGGCCAAGCGCTGACCCCCAGCAGCTTCACCGAAACCGACGCCACCACCGGCCAGCTCATCCCGAAGGCGTTCTCGGGTTCATACGGCTCGCAAGGCTGGCATTTGGAGTTCGCGGACAACAGCAGCAACACGGCGACCACATTAGGAAAGGACACTTCTGGCAACGGGAACAACTGGACGCCGAACAATCTGTCGGTCACCGCTGGTGCAAGTAACGATTCGCTGGTGGATGTGCCGACCAACGGGGCGCAGACGGATACGGGCGTGGGGGGTGAGGTGCGGGGGAATTATGCGGTTCTCAACCCGTTAGACAACACGACCACTCTGACAGACGGGAACCTGAACACCAATAACAGTGCGAGCAACGACAAGGGTTGTCGTGGCACCATCGCAATCACTTCCGGTAAGTGGTATTGGGAGGTAACAAATGTCACTGCTGGTGCTGTTGGCGCAAATGCTTCGCAGCTTGGCATTTCGACCAGCAGCGGTTCACTGAATAGTTACGTCGGTTCTCATGCTGGCGGTTACGCCATCGATACGCAGAACGGCAACAAGTTTAATAATGCCGCCAGCTCTTCTTATCTTTCTGGTGCATCTGCCGCCAACTCAGTGCATGGTGTTGCTTTTGATGCTGACAATGGAACAATCACTTTTTATCGAAATGGGTCGACCCCTGGCACTGCTTACTCATCTATCCCTGCAGGAACCTATTTCCCTGCGATAAGCAACTACGCATCAAACTGTATCGCCAACTTCGGCCAACGCCCCTTCGCCTACACGGCCCCCAGCGGCTTCAAGGCGCTCTGCACGGCAAACCTCCCGGCCCCAGTAGTCACAAAGCCTAATACGGTTTTCGATGTGAAGCTCTACACGGGCAATGGCAGCACGCAGACTATTTCGGGGTTGGGGTTTAGCCCGGATCTGGTGTGGTACAAGCACAGAAGTGCGGCTAGTAGTCACGGAATCTTTGATATTGTCCGAGGCACTGGCAACTATCTGACATCTAATGGAACAGGCGCTGAGATTCCAGTTTCAGGTGTAACTGCTTTTAACTCTGATGGTTTCACACTTGGAAGCAATACCGGAGGTAACGGAAGTGGAACCTGGGCTGCCTGGTGCTGGGACGCAGGCTCAACAACAGTCACGAACACACAAGGCTCCATCACTTCTAGTGTCAGGGCCAACGCGACGGCGGGGTTTTCTGTCGTCACCTATACCGGCACCGGCGCCAATGCCACAGTTGGGCATGGTTTGGGAGTTGCTCCGTCTTTTGTCATTGTCAAATCCAGAAGTAATGTAACTGATTGGCAAGGCTATCACGTTGCGCTGGGGCAAAATTACACCATTCAACTTCAATCGACCAGTGCCGCAATCAATGTCTCTAACTACTGGAATGGGGGCGTTTCGTCTACTACTTTTGGCATTAACGGCTCCTATGACGGCATCAACTTTAGTGGCTATACCTACGTCGCCTACTGCTTCGCCCCAGTAGTCGGGTACTCTAGTTTTGGCAGCTATAGCGCAAACGGATTGAGCGATGGACCCATGATATTTACAAACTTCCGCCCTAGGTTTGTCATGGTGAAGCAAACCAACGTCGGCGGTCAGGGCTGGTTCATGCTTGATAGCAGCAGGTCAACCTATAACGTTGCCACAACTTATTTGCTTGCTCAGAGCAGCAACGCGGAGGCATCTGGGTATGTGGACATGGATTTCTTGTCTAATGGATTCAAGATTCGCAGCGCTGACGGCGCAGTAAACGCATCGGGCGGCACGTACATCTACGCAGCCTTCGCAGAGTCGCCCTTCAACTACGCCCGCGCCCGATGATCGTACACCGCCTAGCAAACGGCAAGTTGTATCGCCTTGACGGCAATGTCTGGGTAGAAGTAAAACCAAGAGCCGATCTTGAACGATTAGACAACCCCGCCCCACTAGAGAACAAGACCTGTGTGGCGGCTTGACACGGTGGTAATGTGGTGGAGCAGCGGTGCGCTAACACCCTGCCCCATGACCGCCGATTGGAGGATCGACGATGACCCAAGATTACAAGCACCCCATCACCCCGCCGCCAGAGCTGGTGCAGCAGTGGGCGTCCGAGTGGATGCAACAGCAAAGTCTCAACCGCGACAATTTCATGGCCACCCGCGCCAGCCAATACGGTGCTGACCAGGAGCTGGAGGCGTGCTGTGAGTGGCTGAAGTTGGAAGGTCACGAGTACGAACATGAAGCACTTCTTGTCGCACGCCGCCCCAAGCCGCCGAGCTTGAAGGAGCAGGCGCTGGAAGCGCTTGACCACATTGAATTTGGATACGCAACGGGCGAGTTTGGCGATACCATCCGCCGCGCCCTGGAGCAGCTCCCTGACCCCTCGTAGTCATTCCAACTAGACTGCCAGAACGGATCTAGACCCATGTTCCTCCTCGACGGCCGCCCCCTCAGCCCAGACGTGGCGTTCACCCACGACGGCATCCAGTACCCCGCCAACTGGCTCAGGTTGGCCAGCCCTGAGGAGCGCGAGGCGATTGGCATCACGGAGGTGCCTGACCCTGAACCATACGATCAGCGGTTCTACTGGGGGCCAGGCCTGCCTAAGGACCACGCGCAACTGGTCGAGCAATGGACGCAGCAGACACGCACCACCGCGAACACCCTGCTGGCCCCTACGGACTGGATCATCATCCGCGAGGCCGACAACGGCAAAGCTGCTGACCCGGTGCTGAAGACCTGGCGCGAGGACATCAGGCTGGCTACTGGTGTGAAGGTGGGCGTGATCCGTGACACGCTTGACACCGACGAACTGGCCGCCTACATCACTGGCGCCAACTACCCCGTGTGGCCGGTGGATCCTTACGCGCCGCAGCCCGCCGCCCCCCAAGGCGACGACACCGTGTTGTTTAGCAGCAACAGCACCAGCAGCGGATTCTAATGGCCGTCAAAGCCAAGACTGGCGCCGCCCGGATCGAGCACCAACCCGGACCACCAAAGACAACCAGCATCGGCTACGGCCAGAACAGCCGACCACGGCGACGCGGCAAGAAACCCCGCCGGGGCCAAGGCCGCTAGGCTATAACCATGATCGAGATCCTCGCTGCTGTTGCTGGAGCCTCCATCAGCGTGGCCGCTATGGGCGCGATGGGTTTCAGTCGCCGCAGCGACGAAGCACGTGATGCCGTAATCCGCCTCACCGCTGCCGTGGAACACATCGCCACCCAACTCGAAGTGCTCCACAACGACATCAAAGAGGACCGCAAAGAAACTTTCGGCCGCCTCAACCGCGTCGAACAACGAGTCACCGTGCTGGAATCCCGTCCCCCATCATGTCCTCAGTAATCTCTACCGAAGACCTGGGCCAAAGTTTCCACCTCGACACCATCCGCGGCGACGACGGCGGCATCTACTACCGCATCTGCACCCGCGGATCCTGTAGATATGTTGAAGATTTGTGGATGGCAATGATGTACGCCGAATCCATGGGCTGGCTCCCCCCAAACCAGTCAACTCACTGACTCAACCACCACTGGATCGCATCCTCCACATGCGGCTCCCAGAACTCCTGCATCCGAAACCACGCTGACCATTCCGTGGAACTCTTCCGGGTATTGCACGACAGGCAACACGCCACCAAGTTCGATGGCACTGTCTCACCACCTTTCGACTTGGGACGCACGTGATCCAGCGTCCCCGACTTACCGAGTGGCTCGCGGCAATACGCGCATTTGTAGTCCCAGCCCTTCAATATCTGCTCTCGAAACCTGGCCTTAGCCTCGCGTTTACGAACAAACCCGTCTTGCTCGTCGATGTAATCCACACCGCGCAGCAGCTACCCCAACGGTAGCGACAGAAACAGCGTTATTGCTAAAACGCTTGCTACCACAGTTAGACTTACACAGAAAAGTCCCCTACTACATCTCATGGACTTCCTGTCGCATCCAGCCTTCTGGATCGTGGTCGCCGCCGCCTCCGAGCTGATCGCTCTGTCCCCCCTCAAGAGCAACAGCATCATCCAACTTGTTTTCCAAATCCTTAATCTCCTCAAGGCAAAAAAGCGCTGATCCGCTTTGACGAACGTGCTCTGGATCGTCATATCCAGAGCACTGTCGACGCGGAAATAACCACCTGGCACAAAAGCCAGCCACCCAACACCGCATCGCCCCAGACCGTTGACCACCCCATAGATCCCGAGCTGCAGACCGGAGAGTCCCAGAAGCTCGGCGGCCCGATATCCATCCACGCCCCCTGGCGCCGTGACTAACCCCTCCTCCCTCCGTCTGCTGGATCTGTGCCGGTTCTACCGTGCCCTCCCCCACCAGATGGCCGCCCTGCAAGAACTGCAGGAAGCCATCCACAAGTCCGACCCCAACATCCTCAGCCGCAACCAACCCTGGTTCAAAACCTGGAGCCAGAGCGGCAAAATCCTGGCCATCACCAACGACTGGAACGGCATCACCAAAGCCGCCCGCATCGCTGGCGCCAAATTCCCCGAACTGGTCGCCGCCCAATGGGCCCTGGAATCCGCCCACGGCACCAAAACCTCGGGCCGTAACAACTTCTTCGGCCTCAAAGGCGAAGGCACCGCCACCAAAACCCAAGAATTCCTCAACAACCAGTGGGTCACCATCACTGACTCCTTCATCGACTTCCCGGACATCCAGACCTGCGTCTGCTACCTCGTCGACCACTGGTACAAAGACTTCAAAACCTACAAAGGCGTCAACAACGCCGCCTCCCGCGAAGACGCCGCCCGGATGCTGCAAAAGCAGGGCTACGCCACCGACCCCACCTAC